AGACTTAGAAGAGGCAACCTCTAAGCTAGCTAAAGAAATGATGCCTCATCTGACTCCTAGACATTTTCGCGCATTTAAAATGATGTTTATCCAAAACTGCACCGAAGAAGAGGTGGCTAAATTTTTGGGATTTAAAACCAACGAAAAGAAGCGCTCAGCAGGATACAAACAGATCAAAAACCTAAAAAAAATCTTTCAAGAAAAAGCAAGAGAAATAATAAGGGAAAAAGATATCATATGATCGTTTTAACCGAAGAACAGAAAAAAATAATTTTAGAAAGCTTCAAAAAGAATGCTAATATTTTAAATATTACCAAAATAGTGTTTGAAGATAGCACTCTTGACGGAAGGTCTAAAGAAGGCAGGGCTGTGACTAAATTCTTAGCCACAAATGGGTTAAAAACCAAAACCACAAAAAGAGAAAAGTTGGACGAGATATCTCTCACTGAGTCTCAATTATTAGAAATACAGGACCTTAAGGAAGACGGCCTAAACACTTCTGAAATATCTGATATAGTGTTCAAAAGTAAAGTAACGAGGCTATCAAAAGAGTGGCGAGTTATAAATGAGATAGTGAACCAGGAAAAAGAAGAGCAAAAAGAAAAGGGTCAAGATTCTTCTGGGAATTACATCCCTCCTCAAGCAATTTCTAGGATAATTAAAAAAATCAATGATTCAACTGGTATAGGGTTGGAAGAAGGCAAGATGTCCAGAAGCCACCACTCTTGCTGTAATAAACTAAGAATAAACCTTAGCAACTCAAGATTTGTGGCTGTTGTTAATAACTATATTAATCCTAGAGATAAGGAGTTGTTTGAGCAGGAGATGATAAGACTCACTTGGGACAAGCCAGACTTAACTGCAGATGAATTGAATTTGTATATGAACGTCTCTAAGGAAATCATTAATCTAGAATTAATTACTGGCCACCTACAGAAGCTGAACGAAATGTTTGAGGATGCTGGACACCAAGATGAGATGACTGTGCGTTTAGCGGAGATAATTAAGGCTAAAAGCTCTGAGTACCATCAATGTGAGACTCGTATCGAAAACCTAACAAAGAAGCTTCAGGGGGATCGTGGTACGCGTTTAGCAAATCAACAAAAGGATACAGCATCGTTTCTAGCTATTGTCCAACTCTTCCAAGAAGAGGAGGAAAGAAAAAATATGGTACGTATAGCGGATATGCAAAAACAAGCAATCAGAAAAGAAGCCGAGCGTTTGGAGGGTATGGCCGCTTGGAAGGCAAGAGTGCTAGGGATTGGTATTGAAGATGTCTTATAAATGTAAAGAATGCGGGTTGGAATTCACTTCTGAAAAATCCCTACACGGCCACCTTAAAGCTCATAAAATCTATGTGGCAGATTACTATGTAAAGCATTACCCGCGCTTTAACAAGCTTAACGGCAACCCTCTACCTTTTAAGAAAAAAGAAGAATATTTCGAAAACGACTTTATAAATAGATCGCAACTAGTAGCTTGGTGCAAAAAATCCGACCCAGCTGAAGTTAAAGGGTACATAATTGAATTAGCAAAAAGAAGAATAAAACAAAAGGGTTATAAAAAAGCTCCATTTCATTTGGAGCTTTTAAAAAAACAATTACCAGACCTAGATGTTTTTAAAGAGCATTTTGGTACATATACTAATGCTTGTGCTGAAATGGGTGTTGAGGCGATATTTTACAAAGGGATGCCAAAAGAATTCAAAGAAGATGTGGATGTCGAGGTACTGATTGACACTAGAGAGCAGCAGCCATTAAAATTCCCTAAATCTGAAATTTTAAAATTAGATTTTGGGGATTACACATTAAGCGGAAAAGACTTTTCTAACACATTTGTAGATAGAAAAAGTTCTGGCGATTTCCTGTCCACCTTTGGAGGGCAAGTTGATAGGTTTAGGAAAGAAATGAAAAGATGCGTAGAGCTTGATAGTTATATGTATATAGTTGTGGAAAAATCTATTAAAGCGATAGAGAAAGAAGCCGTGTTTACAAAAGGTAGAAGAATGCCAAAACTAAGTTGGGTTTTCTCTAATATGATCTCGATACAACACGAGTTTGCTGAAAACTGCCAGTTCGTTTTTACCGAAAATAGAATACACAGCGAAGAGATTATTCCAAAACTTTTATATCTAGGCAATAAGCTCTGGAATGTAGATGTACAATATTTTTTAGACAATGAAGACTTTTAAGAAAAAATTTGAAACAAAAACGAAAATGGAGAAGGAGGTTTATTTTTTAAATAAGCTATCCTCTTATGAATGTTTTCCTAGAGTAGTAAGAGCGGATAAAGACGCAAATGAATTGGAAATGTCTTTTTGCGGAAATCTTTTAGAGGAAGGCTCTGAACCGATACTTTGGAAAAAACAAATGAAAGACATACTCAATATTTTAGAAAAAGAGCGTATTTATCACAACGACATGCATAATAAAAACTTTCTCCATAAAGACGGTAAAATATTTTTAATAGATTTCGGAGAAGCGTCAGAAGGTCATGAGCTATTTCCATTTTTAAATGTAAACTCTTCTTGCGTGGATAGCTGCAATTCTTTTTTTCATTTCACCATGAAGGCACAACAAAACCTCAAAAGGAGCTTTAGAATATGAGTTGGGATAAAGGAAATCAGAAACCTTTAGATAGGGAAGACACCAATAAACAAATCTTGGATCTTGAAGGTTATATTGAAGATAATAAAGCTAAGTATTACTTATATAAGTTCTTAAAAGATAATGTAACATTTACAACAGAATTACTCACTGGGGTCGAATTATTCCCATTTCAACATATGGCTGTAAAGGCTATGATGGAAAACGATTACTTTTTGGGGGTGTGGTGTCTGGATGAAAACGAGTATGTGTTGACCAGAGATGGATTCAAGAAAATCAAGAACGTATCTGTTGGCGAACAAGTTCGCTCTAGGAAAGAGTTGAACATAGTGTCTGATAAGTGGGCAAATCCTAAAGAAGATGGACTGTATATAGAAACCGCATCAGGAGAAAGCTTTAAGGCTAAGTTGGGGCATAGGGTATTAACCTACAAGGATGGTGAATTTGAATTTAAAAAGATTCAAGACCTCACAAAAGACGATTATATGCCAGTAAAACTAGGAACTGAACAATGGGGCGACAAGGACATCACAAAAGATTCTGAAATAAAAAACTCTCCGTATTTATTCTATATGCTTGGCTATGTGCTGGGGGATGGGTGGATCAATGAGGATGGTGTGAATTACTGTAGTGAATGTTATGAGGTCCACAGCACGATCAAAAACTTTATAGATGAAAATGGCTACAAGAGCTATTCGAGACAAAGAAGTGAAAACCTCTCGTTTTACGAGTATGCCATCTTTAATAGAAAGTTGGTTAAGTATATCGAAAATCTGGGTTGGGATATCTCTAAAAAATCAAAAGATAAAGTGATAGCCGATTCTCTTTTAGAGGCTCCAAAGAATTATCTGTGCGCCTTGATTGGTGGTTTATTTGACGCTGACGGCTACGCATCCTTCTTGGAAATGTCTAGTAAGGTTGGATTAAAAAGCACCTCTCTAGAGATGCTTAGGCAGGTCAAAATGCTTTTGAATAATATGGGCGTAGAGTCTAACTTAAGGCAAAGCGGAGAAAATAATGGAATTCCGTATTACGATCTAGTACTCGCTAACGATCATAATTCATTGAAAAAATTCCAAGAATATATTGATTTTATTGTCCCACATAAAAAACAAAACTTGGAGAAGATTATCTCTCGCTCAAAAACAAGAAACTATCAGAACAAGATGGTTCCTGGCTTGGGCGAGATGTTAAAGTCAGAAGGGTCTTACAAGACGATTATGGGCGAAAGGGGTAATTGGGGAAATGATTTCTCGCAAAATCGCTTCGATGATGTTGTAAATCTGTCTGATGAAAAGTCTGAAATTTTAAAAGCAATTAAAGAAGAAAGTGTTGTATTCTCTAGAATAAAAACGATTGAGCCTTACGAAACAGTATCTGTAGATATTACCGTAGAGGGCGAAGAAAACTATATAGGGAATGGACTGGTTCACCATAATTCCAGAGGCATGAGCAAAAGTTTTAGTACTGGCATTTTTGCTTTACTAGACGCTATGCTAAACCAAGGAGTTCACATTGGTATTATTTCAAAATCTTTTCGACAATCAAAAATGATATTTCGTAAAATTGAAGATATATCTATGGATAAAAAAGCAGAATTATTTAGACAATGTATAGGTAAAGTTAGCAAATCAAATGATGAGTGGTCGATGCAAATTGGCAAAAGCAGAATTACAGCCCTGCCTCTTGGTGATGGCGAAAAACTTCGTGGTTTCCGTTTTCAAAGAATTATTGTTGATGAGCTTTTGCTTATGCCAGAAAAAGTTTTGAATGAAGTCATTATGCCTTTCTTGGCTGTTGTAGAAAACCCACAAGAAAGACAAAAAATTAGCGATGCAGAAGACGCTATGATTGCTGCTGGAAAAATGACAGAAGAAGAACGTACGGAATGGCCCTCCAATAAAATGATAGGGCTTTCGTCGGCATCTTATAAGTTTGAATATTTGTATAAAATGTATCAGGCTTATGAAAATATGATCTTTAATCCTGGCGCTAAAAACCAAGGCAGAAGATGTATTATGCAGTTTAGTTATGATTGCGCCCCTAAAGCTTTGTATGATGAAAATCTTATAACCCAAGCAAGAGGCACTATGAGCCAGTCTCAAATTGACCGAGAATTTAATGCTCAATTTACGGACGACAGCGCTGGTTATTTTAAAATAAGCAAGATGGCTGAATGCACTATTGAAGATGGAGAATCTCCAGCGGTTGAAGTAGGCGGAGAAGAGGGTGCTGAATATATCCTAGCATTTGACCCATCATGGTCTGAATCTGAAGCTTCTGATGATTTCGCTATGCAGGTTATTAAGCTTATACCAGAAAATAAAAAAGGTGTTGTAGTTCACAGTTACGCTCTTCCTGGCACAAACCTAAAGAAGCATATGACTTACTTTAAGTATCTTATTGATCATTTCAACATAATCATGATTGTAGGCGATTATAATGGTGGAGTGCAATTCATGAACTCCTGTAACGAAAGCGACTTATTTAAAAAAGATAGACTGGAAATAGGGGTGTTCGACGCTGGTTTGGACAACCCGCATGATTATGTAAAGGATCTAAAAGAAGCGAGGAGAGGTTATAATGCATCAAATAAAACTATTTGTTACTTAAGAAAACCAACTTCCGTCTGGATTAGAAACGGCAATGAAATGCTACAGACCGCTTTCGATAGAAAGAAGCTTTACTTTGCAGCGACGGCTATGGATGATAATTACTCTATCCAGAGAGCTAAAAAAATACCAATAAAAGACTTAAAATTCTCTAAATACGAAGACGAAAAGAACGCTGGCGCAAAAATGATTGAATTTGTTGAACACCAGAAGGATATGATCGACCTAACAAAGGCTGAATGTGCTTTGATTCAAGTTTCTAGTTCTGCTGGCGGTACTCAAAGTTTTGATTTACCTAGCAACCTAAAAAGGCAGAAGGGAGTAGATAGACCGAGAAAGGATTCCTATTCAGCTCTAGTACTAGGTAACTGGGGAATGAACATATATTACGACATGATGGACATACCAGAGGAAAGCAATCATGGCTTCACTCCTATGTTTATTTAAAAAAAGTTAAAAAAGTAACTTTTAAATTGTGTAAAGTAACTTATAATACATCATGCCCAAAAGAAAATACACAAAAAAATCCGATTATTGGAATAACTTTAAAAGGGTTGCCCCAGAGGCTCCAAAATTTCAAGAAGTGGTCGAGCCTGCTACAATGGGCGAGGCATACCATGTTTCTCAGGGGTCGTACAATCGATCTGGTTCTGTGAGCAATCTCTCATCGTCTACTACAAGCACAAGAATAAACAGATCTTCTGTTACGGCCCCACTAAACAAATTTAGTCAAATAAGAGCTGGGATGCTCCCCTACGAAATGGCTTCTGATGGAGCTAATGTCAGGGACGCTATTGAACTCTGCCAAAAGGCTTACGCTAATGTGCCTATCTTTAGAAATACTATTGATATGATGTCTGAGTTCGCGAATGCAGAACTCTATTTAGAAGGAGGCAACTCAACTTCTAGAAAATTTTTCGAAAAGCTTCTTGATCGGATTAAAATTTGGGATCTTAAGGATCAGTACTTTAGAGAGTATTATAGAAGTGGAAATATTTTCCTATACAGAGTGGACGGCAAATTCAGCATAGAAGATTATAAAAAGTTTTCCCAAACCGTTTCAGACGGACCTTCTTTAAATAAGTTCCCATTAAAATATGTTGTTTTGAATCCTTTTGAAATAGTAGCTAAGCGTAGCACCGTGTTCAATACAAAAGATGGAGGTTATGCAAAAATTCTCTCTGAGTTCGATATAGAAAGATTAGCTAGCCCTAAAAACGATTATGATAAGGCTGTGTTTGATGCCTTAGACCCAGAAGTCAAAAAACAAATTAAGGATGGCGCTTATTTTAAAGATGGGCTTCAAATAAATTTAAAAAGCGAAAAGATGTCTTATAGTTTTTATAAAAAACAAGATTATGAACCATTCGCTATTCCATTCGGTTATCCAGTCCTTGAAGACATTAATGCGAAGATGGAAATGAAGAAGATGGATCAAGCCATCATGAGAACGGTCGAGAACGTAATCCTTATGATTACAATGGGAGCGGAGCCAGATAAAGGAGGCATCAACCCCAACAATGTAAAGGCTATGCAAACGCTTTTTCAAAACGAATCTGTTGGCCGTGTTCTAGTGTCAGACTACACGACAAAAGCAGATTTTGTTATTCCAGATATTAATAAAGTAGTCGGTCCTGGTAAGTATGAAGTTATTAACCAGGACATTAAAGACGGTCTACAAAACATAGCACTGAATGACGATAAGTATAATGGCGCTGAAATGAAGACTCGCGTCTTTTTGGATAGACTTAAGGAAGCTCGTGAGGCATTTATCCAAGACTTTTTGCAGCCAGAAATCCGCAGAATCGCTCTAGACTTAGGTTTCAGATCCTACCCCACTGTTAAGTTTAAAGATATTGATTTGCGTGACGAAACTCAATTAATGAGAGTAGCCACAAGGCTTATGGAGCTTGGTCTTATTACCGCAGAGCAGGGAATGGAGCTTTTCCAAACTGGTAAATTCCCGTTGGCGGAGAATCTAGAAAAGGCTCAAGAAAAATTCGTAGAACAGAGAGAGAAGGGTTATTTCAACCCAATAGTTGGTGGAGTCCCTATGATTGATCCAGAAACTGGCGAAGAAGAACCAGGAAAAACTAGCAAACCAACAAAAGGTATGTCTGGTCGCCCAGAAGGTTCAAAAGACCAGTTCTCTAGAGAAAATATCCAAGGCACTATTTATGAAATAGAGGCGTTGAATTCTATAGCTAAAGAAAAAATGCTAGAAAAACTAAACTCAGAATCTCTTGACGAAAATCAAGAAAAAATGATAAGCCAATTATGTGAATCTGTTATCTGTGCGTCCAAAAAAGAAAATTGGACTGAGACAATGCTTTCTTGTGTAAATGACTTTACTGAGATTGAAAAACTAGGGACAATGGAAAACATTCTTGATGTCTCAGAAGCCCACAAATTAGAGATCTACCCTTCAGCAATTTTATATCACTCAAAATGAAAAAAATCAAAAACCCACTCGAAATGAGCTTAGACCGCTCCAACGGCAATATCGAAATTTCTATTGCGAAAAAATACAGTCAAACCGAAGAAGCTATGTATAAATCATACATGAGCGTTTGCGCTATGGATGATAAAGCGCTGGTCGATACTTCGGAAATGGATGAGGAAGGCACTGCGAAAAGCTGTGGGATGCAGTACGACAAAATGAGAGCGATGATGAATGAAGTTGGCGAAGGCGGCTTAACGGACAATCAAAAGAAATTGCCACCAGCTTTGCAAAAAGCGATTCTTGAAAAAATGAAAAAAGAAGGGAAAGCTTCGAAGTCTTATGCGGCAAAAGAAGACTTTAAACCTCATATGATGTATGATCCAAAAACTGGCAAAAGCTACGAAGCAAAAACCTATGAGGATCATCTAAAAATGAAAGACATGGGATATACCCATGAAAAACCTAGCGACAAAGAAGAAGGTGGGGCTGTAGAGAGCAAAAAAAAGGATGCATAAGTATACCGCCACTTTCGAATTTGAAGTTAAAGCCTGCGAAGAAATAGCAGGAATTAATGTCAGCAAAGCTAATATTGAGAATCTTAGATCTTTAATACCAGAGTCGGTAGATCTAGAAAAAAATATAGATTTAATAGGCGTTGCGTTTAACGCTGCCGTTGTAAATGAATTTAATAAAAATGGAGATGGCATTGATACAAAAACAGCTATTGAATCCGTTCAGCAGTTTATTCATAAGCCTACAAATATAGAACACAACAAAACAAAAGTTGTAGGCCACATTGTTAATGCTGGATTTAGTGATTATTCAGACAGCACTGTTTTGATTAACATTGATGAAGACCAAAAAGATGCATTCAATATCGCTCTTGGCGCGGTTGTTTATAAAACTGTTGATAAAGACTTTGCCACAATGCTTGAAAATAGCACTAACCCAGAGAACAAAATGCATAATACTATTTCTGCAAGTTGGGAAATAGGGTTTAGTGAATATAGCATCGCTATTGGCAGTAAAAATTTAAAGGACGCTGAAATTATTTCTGACCCCGAAAAGGTGATGGAAATGAAAGGTATTCTTAAGAGTTTTGGGGGCAAAGGCATGACTGAAGATGGTCGTCCAGTTTACCGTTTGATCACTGGAAAAGTCTACCCTCTTGGTATTGGTTTTACTATGAAACCTGCGGCCAATGTTAAGGGTGTCATCAGTAATGAATACACACAAAAAGAAGATGCCGAGCAAGAAAAGGAACAGCTTATTGATGATTCCAACAAAACTCAAGCAAAGCATTTAGAAAAAATATCTGACAAAATTTCACAAAAATTAAAAAATACTGTAAACAATACTAAAATCATGGACTTAGAAACACTCTTATCAGAATTGAAGGACTCTCTCGCAGAAAAGAAATTTTCTGAAGAAGCGGTCGCTGGCATGACTTCGACTTTTGCCGAAGCCATTAAACAAAAAGACGACGAGTACCAAGCTTCTCTTGAGGCTGCAGAAAAAGAAAAGACTGAAATCGCAGCCGCGAGAGAAGAGCTTAAAAAATCTGTAGAATCTATCAAAGAGGAACTTAAGGTAGCTCAAGAGCGCATTGGCGGTTTTGAAACAGAGAAGAAAGCTGAAGAAGCTATCGCTCGTTTTAATGCACGCATGGAAGAAGTAGATTCTATTTACGACCTCGAAGAAAGCGATAGTTCTTTTATCGCTGAAAAAATCAAGGGCCTAGATGAAACTGAAGAATCCTTTGCCTCCTTTAAAAGTGAGCTGGCTGTTTTCTGGTCATCTAAAAACAAAGAAGCTAAAGCTGAAATTGAACAAGAGATCAAAGCTCGCGTTGACGCAGAAATTGAAAAGCGCCTTAGCACAGCAGAAGCCTCTGAGGTTACTGTAGAAGCTACTACCGAGGAAGTGGATGTTGAGCAAGCTCTTCAAAATGCAGAAGCTACCGACGTGACTCTACCTAACAATAACGAAGCTCAAGCTTCAAAAACAACTTTGAAGGAAAAATTCGCTGCTGCGTTTAGCCGCGAAAACATCCTTGGATAAAAAAATATTTAAATAAAAAAAATTATGGCATTAAGATTACTCCCATTCAGACAATATAACGAGCATGA